TGTAAAGTACCTTCACGAAACTGTACATTCTGTTTGTACTACAAACGCAATGGACTGGGCAAGTAACAATGGGTTTCTCGAGGTTGTAAAGTACCTTCACGAAACTGTTGGCGCTGATTGTACTACAGATGCAATGAACTGGGCAAGTATTTCTGGTCATATTGAAGTTGTAAAGTACCTACACGAAATTGTTGGTGCTACATATGTTATGGACTGGGCAAGTGTCAATGGGCATCTTGAAGTTGTAAAGTACCTTCATAAAACTGTTGGTCTAAAGTTGTGAAAAAATTCAAGTTCAATTGTATTATTTTATTTGTACGTACGTACACATATGGGAAATCAACAAAGTCGGATAAAATATTTCAAAGAAAATGATATAGATCCTTACAATATTCTTGGTATAAAAAAAAGTAATTTGCCAAAATCTATCGACAAATGTAAAAAAAAGCTTAAAAAAGCTTACCATGCTAAAGCAGTTCTTTGTCATCCAGATAAAACAAATGGTACTACAGAAATCGAATTTAAACTACTATACGAATGTTATATGTATATCCTAAAAACATTAGAAGACACATATGACCAAAAAGACCATTCTGAATTAAAAAAAAGCAGTAAAAATAGTATAAAAACCGAAGACACACACCATCTCGATGATACAAGAGATTTTTATAGGACAAATTTTGAAGACAAATCAGTTAGAGACCGTCTTTTCGTTAACGGATCTGATATACCTGTCGATAAAACAGATGAAATTATAAAAAAGAAAAGTAAAGGTCCTACTAATTATAAAAATGTTGAAAAAGTAAACCATCTAAACATGTTCAAAAATAATAAATTTGATGTTAACAGTTTTAATGCAGTATTTGAAATACAACAGAAAAAAAATAAAAAAGGACAAGATAATTTTTTAGGTGAACCATCTGCAATAGACGCAGAAACATCTTTGAGTCTTTTGCCTATAGATGTATATAACGGACTTTTACTTGAAAAAAGACAACACAACGATTTTAAAATGGACTCTGAAGAAGACAACGATGTACTAGTTGATGATATTCCTAAAAAACAATTAACTAAGATGGTTAATAAAATGAAAAGAGATGCTAAACCATTAAGTAAGAAAAAATTAAAAGACCTCTACAACGCCAGGTCAAATGAAAAATTTGATGTTGATACATCTAAAAGCTATCATGAAAATGAACAGAGAATGTATGATAACCATATCAAAAAGATTAAAAATGATATGATTGAAAACAAGAAAAATATACTTAAAAGTTTGAGTGTGTATCCTGAAAACGTAATACAACAATTTAATGACGGGTTACTTGAAGACTCAAGTACTGCATTATTTGGAGAATCATTAGAAGTACCAAAAGGTATTCGATACGTTTAAGTTTGAAATTATTAAATTTAAGTTTGAGATTATTAAATTTAAGTTTAAGTTTGAGATTATTTTTGTATTGTATATTTTAAACAATGACAGTCCCTGTTAAATACAAACAAGTTGATAGCTCATTATTAAGTATTGAAAAACCTGTTAAAATAGACGGGGTATATACATCTACTATTCTATATGATGGTAAACATGGTTTGTCTATTCAAACTCCTGTAATTGAGTTACAACAGTGTGATAAAGTTCAATTTGGACTTATAAAAAAAGGGCAACTTTTTACATGTTTTGAGGAAATGCATGATAAATTATCAGACCTTTTATACATTAAGTCTAAAGATTTTTTTAACAAATCTTTTTCAGAACAACGAATAAAAGATAGTTTTACAAAGTTTGTGTCAATTGACGAAGGATTAGTTACATTCAATAATGTGTCTATTAAAGACGATATCAAGGTATATAACTCTTTTATGGACTCTATACCATTAGTTTACCCATTAAATGCTATAGCTATTCTTAGACTTGATAAATTGGTGTTTAGAGGTACTAAAATTGAATACGTTATTGACGTCACACATGTTAAAATGGATTTCAACTCTAATAAAAAAAAAATTTTAAATTGTATTCTAGACGACAGTGACGAAGACCAAGATGCAGACAAAGACTATGTAGAAGTTGACGAACACGTAACTAATGAAACTGAAGAAAACGAGATTGACGAACTTGATACGATTATTAAAAATGTAGATTTAGAAGATTATTTTGAAGATAAAAACTAAAAATTTTTTTTATTTTATTTTGTATTTATATAAATATACATACAACATCTATCTTATGGACAGCATTCAAAAGATTTTCACAACCAATCGATTTTTGCAAATCGTTGCAGTAGTTCTTGTAGTAATTGCTATAATATATTTATATAAAACATATGTTATGGAAAAAATGTCAGATTTAGAATTTACACCATTAGAAAATCAACCATCTGATGCTGGTTATTTTGACCACCCAACGCCAGAAGAAATTGAAGGACAATATGTGTATCCTATTACATCTAGCAGCATGATTACTCCTGTAGACTTCAGTCACGGCGACGGTGCTCTTGACCCATCTGAGTTATTGCCAAGTCCACATGACAATGTCACATCTGAATCAGGGGCTGGTCTTATGTATGATGCAGAAGATTTGTCCACCAAGAATTTCTTGGTATCAGGATTTAATATTGGAATCAACTCACAAGGAAATTCTAACAAAAATGCAAACAGACAATTGAGAAGTGATCCTATTATTCCACAAAATCTAAATGCTACCCCATTTTTACAATCAACTCTTGGCCCAGATCTTACAAGAAAACAGTTTGATATTGGTATGTAAGCGAAGTGATGTTATGTGATTGTATTTAAAAAATAAAATTGAATAATTAATTACCTAAATATAATAAATACAAATGAACCGCGAAATCAGTACAAGTAAAACACGTATAACAACAATGGTTTACGAAGCGTTTTACGAGTCACTTATTGATATTGAATACGTGTTTGAAAATCTAAAAATAGATGATACTGTCTTAGGATTAAAATTTATGAATAAATTTAAAGGTGCTGTTAAACAAACTAATGCATTTTTTAATTCTATTACAGTAATTCTTTATCTTAAAAAATTTGATAAAACTGTTAATTTAAAGGTTTTTCTAAATGGTAAAGTGCAATTAAGTGGTGTTAAAAATGATGACCATGTCCAATATGCTATGGAATTATTTCGTGACAAAATTGTAGATATACATGGTAAAAAAACTATTGATGTCGTAAATTATAATGGTATTTTATATGATAAAAATGAATACGATCTTAATATTGATAAACCTCATACACGTTTTAATGCTATAAAAATATACGGTAAATCAGATGATTCTTATAAAATTATAGGAGAAAGAAAAGGGTCAGATTTTGTTATATTTATGAACGGATCAAGAGAAAATGTTATAGAGTTTGGTGATTATTTTCTACAGATAAAAAAAACACCAAATCATGTTAAGATCTTGTTTGATAAAAATGGAAATAATATCGGAACTGTAAAATATGTTTTTAGACGAATAAGGAAAAACATAACTATAAAAGGTATTCGTTTTATTGATGATGACACTATTGACATTAAATGTATCGAAGACGTGTCCACTATCAAAGATTGTTCAAAAACAGTAAGTATGTATGATAGATTTGATAATTTTATTGGTAAACAAATAGTATTGTTGTTACACGGTAGTAAACCAGTTATATCAGATGAGTCTATAAAAAATGTAACTATTAATTACACGTCTATCTGTAGTAATAGTAAATTAGGTTCAGGTACATCAGACTTTAAAATGAGACCATTTAATATAAACTGTGATTTCAATATCTTAAGTTCTGGTGATGATAACGTGTCTATTAATCTTTATAGAATGTACAATTTCTTAATTAATGAGTACGGTATCAATGCTTATTATAACCCAACCTTGAAAGATCCAGCTTTGAATATAAAGCTTTACTTGGAAAAAAATGAAAACGGGAACGACGGCTGTGACGACGACGGTGAGTACACCCAGATATTAAATAATAAACTTTTTGGTTCTAAAAAAGATCATAGACCTCCGTCAGAATATTCTCTGAAAGCATCAATTAGAGTATTTAATAGTAATAAAGCAAGTATACACGGTTGTACTTGTAACTCACAAATAGTAACAGTTAAAAAGATCTTATGTGATTTACTTAACAAACACTCGAATGTATTCTTTGATTATCAAAATAACAAAAAATCAACAATTATAGATGAAAATATAAGCATCTATGATATTATCTAAAAAAACAAAAACAAATAAAAAAAGTCAACTACGTTATGTAGTTGACTTTTTTTATTTGTTTTTGTTTTTTTTTAATGTGGATAAAGAATACCACACTGTATCATACTTCTTGTGGGCTTCACTAGGTATTATTCGGATTACAACTGGTTTATAGATATTTCTTGAACATTAAATAAATACTTTGAAAAATAATAACAAAAAAAAAATTAGCAGCCATACATCTTTAAATACTTTTTATATTCTTCAAGATTTACTTGTTTTGACGTTTTCTTTAAAAAACGGTCAATACATATTTCTTGATCTTTAGGATACGAATTTGTCATAACACATCGTTTTTTTGGTTCATTTATAATTTTATCATAACTTTTACATATAGTATCTTTTGCTTCATCGTCAAGTGATATTTTTAGTTTATCTAATGTTTGTTTTATTTTTTTTAATGCAATTTGATTACTTCCTTCTGAACCAATACCATTCGAAATATTAGGCTTGTTTAGAACAGGTGGAGGTACTAACTTAAATATATCTACATTTTGCTGAAGTGATTGTTGTCGAGGTACATCTGTAGTCAGTTGTTGTTTTAACTTTTGTTCTTTGAGATATTTATTAAGATAATATGCAGCAGTTAAAGTTGTTCCAGTTAACGCAACTCCTTTTATGATTTTTCTATAAGTACTTTCATCATTAGTTGTACTATAAAGTATACCACATTTTGATACTAAAAGAGACTCTTGAGGCTCTATGTTTTTCATGACTTTCTTGTTGTCATTAATTCTGTCACGACACACTTTCTTTGTTTCTCTGCATTCTTTTACAGAAAAACCAAGTTTTTTACACTCAGAGTACTCAACATTACAATAATTCAAGTCTGTTGATAAATTAGGACTAACAGAAACAGGGACTAATACATTAGTGTACTTAACTTGTGCGAATTTAGAAGGATCATTTGTTGTATTTATATATGACACAAGTCCCTTTATTTGTTCTACAAATGTTTTTTTCTTGTATTCATGTATCTTACCATCAACTGATAAAAATTCTTGTTTAAAATGGTTGATGTCAAAACGATGATCTTTGTTTGTGATAATAAGATTAAACAACTTGATCACTTCCATAGGGTCATTTGTAATAGGTGTTGCACTCATTAATACGATTCTTGCTCTGTTAAGTCCTGACTTCGTGTATGATTCGAATACCATTTTTTCAATAACGTCAATTTTGTGCATTTCTTGAATTTTAAGATCATTTGTGTATAGTTTGTGTGCTTCATCTATAATAACAATTGTTTTATAAAACGGATCATTAGTATTAGGATTAATTTTTTGTGCTTTTTTAAGCAATTTTTTATAGTTTTCGCCTTTTCGTTTACATACATTGCTAAATTGTTTGTATGAGAAAACTGTAAAAGGTTTTAACGGTATAATATTAGTAGCTTTCGTTAAGTCTTTTAATAGTGTTCTTCTTGTAACCCATATCGCATTGAAATTTTTAGATTCAAAATGTTTTATAAGATTAACACCTGTTAACGTCTTACCTGATCCGATCGAATGATATAAAAGTATTCCATTTGGATTTTGTGGAGTAAAATAATTTGATATAAATTTTTGAGTATTACTTAATTCAAATTTTTTAGTTTTATGACAGTCATTTTTTAACTGAATTGTAGGATAAGAAAAATTTTTAAACTGTTTAGTTATTTGTTCTTGAAATTGGTTTAATGGTAATGTAAAATCAATAGTCATTGAATTTACTATACAAAATAATTTTTTTATTTATGGACGTGGAGAAGAAGATCTTGTCAATGTGGCAATAAGAGCCTCTTGTTGTGCTTTAGCCAATTCAGTTCTAAGAGCTGATGCTTCACTTGAGCTAATAACCTGTTGAGTGTCACGATGTAACATTTTGTTTTCACAACAACATTCTTCTACCTTTTCAAGCATCTTTGATGTATACTCTGCACTTTTAAGAATTACATTATCAGATGTCGCAGTAATATGATTGGTCAAAAATCCTTTTGACTCAGATGCTTGCAATTGAAGAGCACTGAAATTTTGTGCAGCAAGTAGTTGCATTGCTCCAAGATCTCGACCTTGATTAACTTGAATATTCTTGCTTTCAATAACATTTAAACCATTAATTCTTTC